CAGTGATGGCTTTTTCTAATGCCTTAATAGAGGCAGCTGAAATTTCTACTGATTCGGTCACGGTTTACACTCCGTTATCCGGTAAAGGGCCACCGCATACCCGTTTCTTTCTCGAATGATTCAACGGCACGATTTAAGAGATGGCGGTTGCTCAACGTACGCTGGTCATTAAGACCGTACTTGATGTAGGCATCCATATATTTCTTCTCTTTCTCGATAGCGCGAGTAAAGGCATTTACTTGGGAGGCGGTTCCTTTGATCTTGACTGGGGTGGGTGCATCTGTAAAGAGGCCCTTCAATAACCCCTTGGCCAAACGAGCAAAAGTAACCAAAAAACTCTCATCAAGTTTATTAGCAGCATTTAGATTAATTTCTGTGGGAACTAGCTCTTGCATAATACACCCTCGGTAATACTAAATAATTAGTTTGAAAGAAAAAAAGCCAAGAGATAACCCTTGGCTTTTATTTTCTATTTTAGCCTCCGAAACGTTGCGAGGACGCATTTGTTTCTTTAGTGGCTTTTTCCATCTCCTCATTTTGTTTTTCAAACTCTTGAACGAGTCGTCGAACAAACCATCTGCGGAGTTGGATGGGCAGGTTGTAGGCTTCAAAGAAAGACCACCCGCCGTGGTGCTTGAGATTAAAGATCTCCTCGTAGACGCCCTCTTGGTACTCAGGACTTAGGCCAAAAGAACTCGGCCGTCAAAGGCACATCAATCCTCCCCTCGTACCCGCAGGCATCGCAGAAATAATCTTGCGTTAAATCAATATTTGGAACAATCTGCTCATATACGGTACGAAGGTGACGCGAATCTTTAACAGGCATTTGATTAATGAACTGAGCGATAACCGGCTTTTCTCGGCGCCCACCAACAGCAACAACAATTGTTTTAAGCATGTCGGTAGACATCGACGCGGGCTGCTTGGACCTCTTTTTTCGCTGAGTGGTTTCAAGGAATTTGCGTTCATCGCCCGAAGTCATCATCTTCAACTCAACTTCTACATTAGTCAGCGGTAATGTTAAACAATACGTATGATGACCTGTTGCGGTCACGCCTTCCGGAATTTCCGAAGCAGTGGTGTTCTCAATCAAATCGAGGTCAAATGTGTTCTCCTCGGTGGTATCACAGAGAGGACACGTTACATTTGTCTTATATTCTGAGCCAAACCCTGTAACCCGTGCTCCCACAAGGAGAGCGTTTTTGTCGCCCACCAACATTTGGTCCAGCTTCACCGTCTTATCCACTAGAAGTGAAGAGAGAAGGCGGTCGATAGCGACACCCTTTCGAATTAAACTCTCAGAGGTGAGAATATCTTCCTCTTTAGCCGTCATATGACGAATTTCTATTTGCGCCACCCCGGCTAAGGTGTGTCCTTCGGGGTAAAGCGTACCAGCGCTGGGTAAATCAATAAACTCCGTGGGCGCCACAAACGACAAAAACTCGTTATTAGTTTGCTTAGTGGGGGTTGTAGCTATGGGGGGTGCTTCAGCATCCGGGTGGGGGGCCCCGACGCGATCCGCATTATTTCGTCGCTCAGACATAGATTACCTTCTTTCTAAGAAGATCATACAACAATAGCCATCAAATTTTAATAAAATTTAATATTTTTTCTGGCTTGGCGCTGAAATTCACTAACCTTCTAAAGTTCCAATCACGGCGTTACCGTTGGCGTTGAACGCGGAGTCGAGAAGTCGCCGGGGCCCGTCTGGTCGACGACGCCGTACTTCACCGCTGACCGGTCACCGGTGTGGTAAGCAGCCCAATCATAGCGAATGCCAACCTCAACGGTCAACAAATCATCAGTGTCATAATCCAAATTACCAAAGTTAACGCTGGTAAAGAAGGCGTTCTGTAAAACCCACTCCCCGACGATCAGCCCTTGGCCATTAAGCTCAGAGAATCGTACGTCCCCGACAGTTGCACGGGCATCGGACTTGTTGGGGGTACCGGGGTAGCCGGCCGCCTGCGTGCCTACGACTGGACGTTGGAAGGCATTATTGTTGGGGAGAACATAACCAGAATTAACCATAGCCGCATAGAAGGTTTCATTGGCATCGGGGGCGACAGAGTTAATAATAACTGCTGTTATGGGCTCCCACGTCATCGTTCCGGGGTAATAATACGTATTTCCCAAAAACTTATGCGGGGTTTCCGAAAGGGTCATAGTGGGTTTGGTAACCGACTTAACCAAGTACTCAGCGTAGCCCCCCTCATTACTAAGATTGTCTAAGCTGAATATAAACCGATGTGCTCTTTTCGGCTCAGATGATGGTAGTGTCCAAAATGGCATATTCTCTGTCTCCTTGTCTAAATTAAATAGTGTGGGCGCCAAAAGGCGCCCACAATAATTAATATATTTTAATCATCAAATGCCGCACCAGTTCGCTGAACATTGAAATCAATTGCAATGAATTCAATGGCGCGAGTGGGCTTCAAAAATATCTGTGCATACATTATGTTTCTATCAACTAACTCAGGGGTCGTCGTCGAGCTATCCAGCACCAATCTGTACTCACTGAGGCCAAAGTTATCTTTGACTCCATCCAAAATTGGGCGCGCAAGGGACTTGAATCGATTCCACGTTACTTCAACGTTGGGATCAAACAAGACCTGGGTCGAAACCCGGGCGATTTTCTTCTTCACGAAGAGCAACATTCTACGAACGTTGATTCTATCGAGAGCAGAAGGAGTCACCTGTAGTGTCTTCTGACCGAATACTACGATCCCTTCAGCGGGGAACTTAGCGATCGGATTAATATTGGCCGCGTAGAGCTTGTCTCTATCTGCCTTACTAAGCTGCTGCGAAACTCCAACTACTGGGATTCCGGCTGCTCCTTCTGTTAACCCGCCTCGGTTGAACCCAGCTGGGGCAAACCACGGCGCCGTCTTGCGCTGTGAGCTAGAGAATGTGCCGAGCGCCGCCACAGAGGGGGGCATGAACACATTCGCACCAGTAATACCGTCTCTAGCGCGGACCCAAGGGAAGAACGCACAAGCATAGGAGGTACTGATGCCGCGGTTACGTAAATTGTCAACCGTCGTCTTAACCCCCGTCGTGGCATTTCGAGACTCCGAGGTGGATTCCGCGCGGGGAACAAATCCGCCGGGCAGATCAATAATCGCCAGAGCATCAGCTCGATCTTCACAAACATTAATTAAGTGGTTTGTGAGACCTTCATTGGTAACGCCCGGAACAAGTGCGAGATCAATATCCACCACTTCCGGTTCAGCAATGCTGTCGATCGCTCGCTTCACTGAAGCGAATGCATAATTGGTGCGCGGAGTTCCGTTAAGAAGAAGAGTGTTACGGAAAGGATCCATCTCTTTAATGTCTAGACCACTAAACCCGCCGTACATCGGCATCGTAAAGCGATCATAGCCTGCATCAAGGACGCCGCTAACGGCGCCGCTGATGACCGTGAGGGATTTACCAGCCGCGTGAGAGCCTGACTCCCACCAAACAGCGTCGTTGGCTCCTTCTCTCAGATCGTCAAGGGTGAATACCGTAGTTTCCTTCATCCAACTACCGGAGGAGAAAGTGTTAAGCATGCCACCACGCGGGCGCAGAAGATCGGCGTTAGACGGATCAAAGCGCGTTGACGTGTTCGAGCGGCCTGTCTGGTATCCAAAATAAGCATCCGTAGGGTTGCCCAAGTCGCCGTCAGAGGCGCTGACCCGGAGAGAGGGGTTGGGCGTAATTACCTTCGCACGCAGATAGGTGTCAGCGCCGGCAGTGGTGGAACCACTGTCGTACATCCAAAGAAGGGTAAGGTCATCGCCAGCCGATTTGCCTGATCCGCGAGGGTGTGCTGCCGCGCCGCCGCCGATGTAGGTGGGCGCGCCCCAGGCCGAGCCAGTGAGCCACGCGCGGGCCTTCAGCCGGCCGCCGTCGGCGCCGGCTTCGGTGCCGGTGGTAATCAAGTCTGCATAGGTAATCATTCCGCGCATTCCGAAGGGAAGGAGACCACCGTCCGTAAGGCCGGCATCAACATCCGTGTTCATCTCAATCCGAATGAGGTTGGACCGGCTGGGCCAGTTGCCATCCTGCACATTATAGCGACGCTTTGCATTGTCCCAAACAATATTCTCATCACCGACCTTGCGAGCGACGTAGTTTAATGAATTCGGATTCAGATCACAATTATCATATCGTTCCAAAACCTGTACAACGTTATCACTATCACTCAGTTGGCGTACAATGACGGAAAATGTGCCGTAGGGGGTAGAATCATTTTGAGGCGCCTTGATATTCGCAATAGAAACTTTCATATTACGGTTGGACCAGTCGCCGGGGGTAAGGGCGTGGAACTTGAAAAGCTTTTGACGATCTTTCGGGTTCCAATTGGTCGAAACATCGGCAATGCCCTGAACGGGGTCGCTTGCAATTACCCAGGGGGTCTGCCCAGCGACCATCGCATTCTTGTGATTGCCTCCATCGGCTGCCGCGCCGGCGACGTCCCTATATAGCCACACCAAGGAGGCAAATGAATCACTAGAGGTAATGTGGGTAGCAACAGATCGATCGAAAGTTTCGCCAAGCCAATAACCCTTCTGAGCGCTGGCATCAGTTATTGTACCATTGGTCAGTTGAGGATTGGTGTTGAGAACCTTCCGAATATATTTTGAGCTGTCGGTTGTAAAGTTGAATGAACTGGAGATGTTTTTAGATGAGCCGTCTTCAGCCGTGATGGCGACAACATATTCCCTTGAGCCGCCGCTATTTCTAACAATAAGCTGAGAGCCGAGGCCATTCTTGGGCCCCCCAGAAGTGCCCGTGACTGCCAAACACGTACCGCTCAACCGAAGCATCGTATTGGCATCTTCTACATAAATGACTGCTGCGAGGGCGCCCGTAAGACGAATTTCGCCGTTGTCCTGGTGGAGTAAACCTGTCGAGCCAGAATTAAAGAGGACCAAGCCCATCGCTCCACCGCCGGTGGTTCCGGCAGTATCCATTGATTCTTTCCAACCGGCCGCTCCGGCTCCGCCGGAAGTACTCTCATTGGGGTCTTCAACTCCTAAAAGTCGAACATAAGTTAGCGGAGAACTGTTTTTGAGGTATGCTTGGGCAGCATACGTGCCATACATGGGAGAAGACATATTGCCATTACGCCAAACGTCGCCTCCTTGACCCCCGGCTACGGGGTTTCCGAAATTTTCTATAAATTCGGAAAAAGAATTGACCACAACAGGCCGCATTGCGGGCCCTCGGCGTGCTCGACCGATGACGACCGGACCTGGTTGGCCCGGGCTGCGTGGAAGCGCGGAATTATCAATCTCTTGGACCTGCACTCCGGGTGAAACAAATTTAAAATTTTTAACTGACATTCGTTGGTTCTCCTCAATAACGAGTATTCCTATTAATTAGTGCTTAGCTGGGCCAAGCGACTTATTCTCTATAAAATCCATCCTTAATATTTTCGGGGATATCCCCTACAATAATGTGCTCTCTGGGAAACTTCACTTCTACAGCGTTCTCGCGACGCACAAGTTTCGGTTTTTCTTGGTTTTCTCCCTCTCCGATGAGGTAGCCCAAAACTTCAATATTGATGATAGTTTCGAACTGACGACGGTCCATTTCCATCTGTTGAGAATTTGAGTTATTAGCGAAGTTTCCGTCTATAAAGATTTCGTAGTAATGACCGTCGCTATGGATACGTCTGGGCATCCGAGAATTACCAGGAATTGTAAAGAAAGGTTGCATCATTTCGTTGGCCTGTTGCTGGTACTCAGAACGCAACGCAATTTCATAATTTACCGTCACCCAAGTGGGCAACGGAATGGTAATGGTTTCAAATACAGTCTTACGGGTGCTCATCTGACGCTTATTCACGCTGTAATACTTCGATTTGACGCGTCCTGGTTCATCGGGGCCACCAGCGTAAGTCCTATTCGCCAAGGCATTTTGAAACTCAGCCGTTTTCTTTTGATTAATTCGGCGCGCTACAGTGATGGTGCCCCCCTTAGCATCGTTAATGGGGTAGATGTTGGCGTAAGGAATTCCCTTGCGTGTAGGGTCTTTAACAACAGAAGCGCGTGCAACAGTTACGAGAGGCAACGTCAAAGCACCAGTTTTGTCGCGTAGATCGCGTTGGCCTTGGTGTTTGATCTGAAATGAGCGCTCCGCGGAGGACCAAATGACCGGAACCTTTTGAAATCCTTCGTTTGTAGTGACCGACAGGTTGACTGCGTTGTTAACAAAATGGACCATTGCGGCATCAATAGTCTCTAGTTTCGAGGGCATAAAGGTAACTTCTTGAAGTTGTTCTTCAACTTTTGGGGCTCCGACATAGGCCCAGCGTAATGCAGGTTTGTTTTGGATCTCTGCTTGAGTGCGACGATCCTTTCTTTTACTCCTTGACACGGAAATTCCCCTCTCTGGCCTTAATACACTCTGCGGTTACTTGGAATTTATGTTCCACTTGGCCAAAATAGTACCTTGTATCATTATAGGTTCTCACGATTTCGTAAAATTCCTCACCGTACTGAACAAAGTCTCCTACCCTTACATAGAGGTCTTGATCGGCAGTGAGCCGTTTTCTGTGAAAATTAACTGTCAGCTTGGTGAGATACTCATAGCCATAACGATCATTTGTTTGTTCATTCTCCACCACCACGTATGCGTAAACACGAATAGGAGGCAACGATATCTTATTAATTGATTCCCCATACACCCCATGATAATCTGAGTGTTCTACGCTGATAGGGTAATAAGCAATAGTTTGCCCAATTACTCTTTCGGCTAATTCATCATTAACCTGCTTAACAAGATCTCGTTCCTTCTTCCCAAAGAACATGGGAGGAGGCGGAGCGTCTGGCTGAGACCATTTATTTTTAGGATCTTCGGCCATCTATCTACCCTACGTAGATGCCAGCAGGTACCGACGCCAAGACCCCTTCCGCTGCCGTCGAGACGGCGGCTTCCATCTCGGCCACCTTCGCATACGTGAGTTCATCCAGTGTGGTCTTCAACTCATCTCTTAAAGCATCTTGCTCGGCTTTTGCTTGAGACAGAAGGTCTGCGAAATTGAGAGTTACTGATTCGCCGGGGATCGGAACTGTACTAAACTTGCCTCGTATCTGTCCCAGCATCTCCTTGGCGAGCGCCAATGCAAATCGTCTAATCCACTGTTTGCCAATAGCGTTAATACTATTAAAGGGAATATTGCTGAAGGGGAGGGTGTTCATATTGTTAACACCCTTCTTCCCAGAATTTGGTTGGCCGGCGACGTTGGCCCACGGTTCTCGGTTCTCGACAGTAAATTGTACCCAGAAGTTCTCGGGGCTTGTGTCGTCGGGAACTGGGAAAATACGGATCTTATTGTCTTGGATCTCGTATGAATAGTGTGAAATCCGCGTCCATAGCGCATCTTCGTAGGCCATCGCTTGTAGTTTATTTTGCCAGGTAGGAACAACTTCAAATGTTGAATCATCGGCGTATTGCCCATAGGTTCTCATATTACCTACCACCGAGAAGCCGCCATAATAGCCATAAAAACGCCACATGGCGCGCGGGGTTTTAAAAAAGACCTTTCGAATGATGACACGGTTGTTTCCCACCTTTCCATAGTAGGGTACATTTGTGTCGGTAGCAGCCGATGCAGAAATAATTTGTTGTAGATCGTAATCTTGTTCATCAGTGACTCGGGCAATAGAGGCCGAATAAATGGGCTCGATGCCACCCAGGCCCACTTCGGTAATGCGCTGGTTAGCTATGCGCCGGATATATCCATAGTCATAAGAGGGAAATCGTAGTTCTACGTTGGAGCCGGAAAGAGAGTCGCCGCTTTTAATGCGACCCTTAGAATCAAAAGAAGCTGTCGTGGCCCCCAACAAATCCGAGATCGAATTTTTACTCTGATGGATATTAAGGATATAAGAGTATTCAAGAACAGCCTCTTCATAAGCAGAATAGACGTTTCCTTGGGTTAGCTCGATGTCCAGTACATCACCACCTAATTTTTTATACGTATAAGCGACTTGATCAGCAGCCCCAGATAAGAAATCCGTGGAGCCGGCATACACTCCAAATGGGAGGGTCGCGGCAACATTGCCGGTAGTGCCTGTAACAGGTAAAACATTGGAATTAGTGGTGGAAGCCGGATTTAATTTTGGTATGGCCATTCATTGTCCCTCATAGGCTATTACTAAATAGAAAGCCCCGCCTCAAAAGAGACGGGGCTTTCAAAAAGTTGACTCTAAAGTCTACTCTTACAGGTCACGTATAATTACTAGACCATACATATCGGGGCGCACCATCTGCTTGGCGTATCGCGTCATGACACCTTTACGGGGCACGAAGTCTTCAACACCAAAGATAGTAGGCGTAGTCTGTAGCGGCACATACGGCGCATAGACATATCCACTCTCCAGGAAGCTACT